ACACATACGGGAAATCGCTCGTGAAAGTCAGGCGTGGCTGCCGCGCGCGCAAAAGCCCTGGGTAATCCGGGTCGCTGTACAAATCAACCTGCAAATTATATACAGCCGGCACGCCATCGTTCCAGGCCTCGGTCTCTGTGCCATGCAAGGTAACCCGGATGTAGTTTGGTCGGCTGGTGTCAGCAACTGTTCCGTCCGCCCAACCGGTCCAGCCGACGTGACGAACAGGGAGCAAGGCCTGCATGGTTGCGCGAAATTGTCGCTGTAATGCCTTCCAGTTCATTCGGGCGCTCCTTCTGGATCTCCATAGAATACTTCGATGTTGTAGGCCGACAGGCCCGAATTACTGCCGCTTGGTGTGGTGTCGGCGGCACCTATGTCGTACAGATTGCCTGTTTTGTCGTCCCAAGTTGCCCCATCATCCTCGGATAGCATAACCTTTCCACGTTTTAGGTTTGTTGCACCAATAAAGCCAATCCGATTTGCTGCTGCAAGCCATACTCCAGGGCTCGGCGACACAAGACATGGATTTCGTCCCAGGCCATCGGCGGTATAGTTTGGGGGAGTTCCATCGTTCGGGATTAATACATCTTGATCCCAGTGATCACCACCATCCACGGATCGCCAGAAATAACCGTCATAACCGGCTATGAGACAGTTTTCCCCTAGCGGGTCAATCCCAAGCATGTTGCGCACATCGCGCAAACGCGTGTTTTCGTTGCCGCTCAGCGCGACATCTGCAACTGGTACTTCGTCTGTTGACCAAGACAGGGAACTTTCGAGGTCTGGTCCCAGAATAAATTTGCGTAACACAGAACCCGCCGCGGGAATATGATAGTAAATCAAATCTTTGCTATAGCCTATGCGGTGATGTATATAGTTACCAAATTCAAACGCATCCGCATCACGCGAGAATCTATATAAATTATCTGTGTCTATGCCGTTTATCACCATTTGTTGAAAACTCGTTTCAGAGTTGCCTGTGTTTGAGCTTTGGGCAATTGGCAATCCGTCCGCAACTGTAATATTGCGGAGATGGTCAAAACCCCAAAACCTGTCAATGTCTCCCGGAGAAAGACCGAATGTTTTTGGTCGTAATCTCGTCCAGGATGCCCCTTCATCCAGCGAGCGAATCATTATTGTTTCCGGGTACTCCGCTGGCACGGCATTGGAGCGGTAAAACGCATTATTTCCAGCCCACACAAATATTGCGCCAGATACGGCATCAATACCACATCCATAAATTACGTTTGTCCCAGCGGCGGCACCACGTGGACAATAAGAATCTACATAGCCCAAATCAAATGCCTTGTATAACTGTCCCGGTGTCGCCCCAATCTTGGCGACATATACCCCAAAAAGACTACAGGCCACCAACGTTTTGTCAAATCTGTGAGCACCTATTTGATGCAGTAAACGCGGAGATAAGCTATCATCCAGTTTGATATTTTCGTTCAATGACTGCCAAGTCGGCTCCACATCGTTGATGTTGTATGTGACATACAGGCCGCCCCAACAATGCAGCACGACAGCCCGTACCTGCAAGTTCGTTGTGTCTGGATCGGGGAAAGGCTCAGGCGGGTCGGGCGGATCCGGCGGGTCGGGGGGAAAGGGGGAAATAACTATTTCATCAAATCCGGGTGGTGTACCGTTGACCGACAAATCCTCGAAGCTTTCGGCCTCCAGGCGCAGATTGACAATCAGCTTGCCGGTGTGCGGCTCGAACTCATATTCCATCTCGCGCGGAATGGCCCGTCCGGAGAAGTCTTCGCCGCGCGGGTTGTCTGCCGCATCGATGCTGATCTGGACGTACTGCGCCGGCGCAATCGAAATTGCCCGATTGTTGGCCGCCAGGGTGACCGGTATATCCGGGTATTGGTTATTCAGCCTGCCACGATGCAGCCCGGCCAGACTATTGCTTTCGGCCTGGCTGGATGCCGCGATTTTATCCAATACCGCAATCCGCCCTTGTTGACCAGGCATCTGACCAGGGGACAGGCTGTAGAGCGTTCCGGCCGTGGTCTCGCTCGACAGTGCAACCTGAGCACACTCAGTCTGGTTATGCTTGTCAAACCTGACGCCGCGCCGCCGGTCCTGCTTGGTGATCTCCATAATCACCGGCAGGGCGTCTCGTGCAGTGTCGTCCAGGTATTGAGGGTCCACCTGGCAGAAGAAACGATTGTATTGGTCACTGAGCGGCGTAACAAAGCCCCTTCGCCCGATTTCGGCCAATTGCTCGTAAGCGGTCTGACCTGAAAGTTCCAGGGTAGGGATAACGCGTGTATCTGTCAGCGGCAGATGCACATCGACGATGTCCATCAAGGTCGTGCGCCAGAAAAGCGTATGATGCAAAGCTTTGGCCAGCGTCATCCCCTGGATCTGTGTCCAGTCTGCCGGCGTTCCGCTGACATTCGTCAGGTAGAGCGTTTGCATTTCCATCCGCGCCTGCCAGTAATTGGCCGTCTCGATCCTGAACGTTACGCTGCCGCGCTGCGGGTTGCTGACGATGCCCTCCTCAGCAATCCAGCATTGTATGACCTGGTTCTCCGCACCGGCAAACAGGCCAACGCTGATTTCCTCGCCGCCGTAAAAATCACGTGCGAAAACCGTTACCAGCGCGCCCGGGCGCACCATCTCGACGTCCACGTAGGCCGTCACCTGGCAGGAAAAGCCGCCGTCAGCAAAGCTGCCAACCATATCGGAAAATTTTCCAACCGCCGGCATATCGCTCGCATCGAAAATGCGCAGGGTGCGCCAGGCTGTGTGCGTTTTGCCGTTGGCGGCGGTCACCGTCAGGCTGACATGGTAGCGCCCTGGGGCGTCGTAGGTGGCGCTGGGTGTCGCCGTTGCGGCGCCACTGCTGCTGAGCGCGCCAGGAAACGTCCAGGCGTAAGCGCTGATGGTCGAGCCGATACAATACGATTGCGAACCATCAAAATTGATGGCAACATCTGCCCCGCTCAGCCAAACACGCCGGTGCGGCCCGGCCATGGCCACCGGCGAGAAATTGGCGTGCTGGTCGCTGTAGGCGATATCCTCGTCCGCGTATAGGACGCCGTCTGAATAGGCGAACAATTTGCGCCATAGCTTTCGCTCGTCGATGACCGTGACATAAACATCGTTGGCGAAATGCACATCGCTGGCAACACCGATATAGATCCGGCTGCTGGTGGCGGCTTTGCGCACACGCGCCTGGCCCAAATCATCGGCGCCGGGGATCGATCCTATCAAGGCCGTCATGCCCGCCAAAATATCGGTATAGGCGCCGCTACTAACATTGTCAAATCCAAAATCGCGCACCAGATCGGTTGTGTTAAATGTTTCGTTGATTTGCGCGGCAAAAACCACGTTCGGCTCATCAAAATCGATGTACAGACGTGCATACTGCCCATCTTCGCGCAGGATTTCTTTTTGCTCAAGGCTCAGGCTCATGATCCAACCACCTCGACCAGGAACGAAAATTGGATGCGCAGGTTTTGCGACCAGTAATTCTCCTGGTCTTCTTCGAGCGGCCAGCGCATGATTGCCTGGTAGAGATATACCAGCCCATCATCCATTAGCGATTCGATATATATATCAGCGGACAGGCCAGGGCAAAAAGCTTTTAGCTGGTTGCGGATGGCAATCTCATTGAACAGCGGGAAAACCCATACTACGGACGGCGCGCCCATCCCGCGCAGGTGGCCGTCATCCAGTTCCTCGGCATCCGGGTAGCGCATTGGGATGACATTTGGGATCGGGATCTGGATGGCAAAATCATCCAGGTCGATCATCTCTTCCAGGGTGGTGCCTATCTTGAAATTGCTCATGCAGGTCTCATTCCTCGAACAACTTGTTTCCCAAACGCATCCAGGCGCTGGTCTATGACGCGGTTGACATCCCGAATGCTAAGACCACCCGCAAGGTTATAAGTATTACTGTGAGACTGGCTGATTTGCTGGGCCGAGTTTTGCACCGGTTTGGACATGGTGCGCGCAATTTGTTCGGGTCGCATCGCTTTTTGAAAATCTCCCATGTATCCTAGGGCGCTCATCTTCCCTAGCCAACCGAACTTTCGCGAAGGAGAGCGAGCATCCAGCGTGCGCTTGGCGGCATCAAATGCGGCTTGCGCAGCCCGTTTGACCGTCGACACTAGCCCCGCGATGCTCTGCGAAATACCTAAAATCATTCCGGCAATAATCTCGCGGCCCAGTCGTGACCAGTCGTAGCGGAATATTTTGATGATATTGTCGCGCAGTCTGGCGAACCAGTCGCCAACTTTTCTACCACCTTGTTGCACTGAATTTACGAGCCATTTCCAGCCCTCGCCAAAATAATATTTGATGATGAACCACAACTGCTCCACCGTTGTGGTGATTCCCATAAAGTTTGTTTTAAATGCCGCATACACAAAAAACAGCGTTGCTGCGATCAACAGCAAGGGCAGTATCACAGCCGCCGCGCTGGCCAGCAAAGCCCCCAGGGCAGGCAAAACCGTGCCGGTGATAACAGCCCCAATCGATGCCAGGGCGGGCGTTAGCGCAGCCACGCCGCCGGTAATTGCTGGCCATGCCGTCACTGTCCCACTGATCAGGCCGATCAGCGAGCCAAGCCCCGATAAAACCGGTCCAAGAGCGGCAGCCAGGCCCAGCATAACCAGAACGCCTTTTTGAGCGGATGGCGACAAGGCATTGAACCCCTCGATCATTTTATTGAGAGCAGTCACAACCTGAAGCGCAACTGGAAGCAGGTTCTGGCCCAGGGTGCGCAGCATATTTTCAAACTGCGCCTGCGCTATACGTGTCTGGTTCGCCAGGCCTCCGCTGGTTTCAGCAAAATCATTGATGGCCGGGTTGAGCTGTTCATCCAGCGCGATCGCATTCAAGATAATTGCGCGCTCGTTGGCTGTCAGGTTCTTCGTGGTTGCATCGATCAGCCCCTTGGCAACGCCATAGGTTTTCATGTAGGCATCATTGATGAACGGGAAATACTTTTGGATCGGTTCATACTGCCCACGAATGGCGCTCTGCCAGGCAGCCGATACATCATCCACCTGGGCATTGTGAAACGATGCCAGGTCTGCAAAATGCTTTACGGCCTGCTCAGATAATTCTGCTGTTTTCTGAACACCCATGCCACCCGCTTTCAGAGCAGCGGCAATCGACGATGAATAATCCAAATACTTCTCTGCGCTCAGGCCCAGCGCCGTGTCAGCTTTTTCAGCGTTTTTGATGACGCTATCTGACATATCTTCGAAGACAACCATCGCCTTATTCTTGGTTTCTTCAAAATCGCTGGCAGTCTTGATGGCGGCGCCTCCCATGGCCAGGATTGGCAATGTGAGGCCAATCGTTAGCGCATTGCCAACACTTTTCATGGTTGCGCCCAGCTTCAGGCCTGTTTGCCCGAGTTTCTGCATCTGGTCCTGGGCGCTTTTCACCCCTTTTTGCACACCCGTTGTATCCAAAACTACTTTGCCGTAAGCGCTGCCTAATAACATACTCTCACCATGTGCCGTCTTCTTTGATCTTTATACGCCTCGCTCTTTTGGCTCGGCGCGGATCAACAAATTCTTGTTTTTTGGGCTTGCCTCTAAACGGTTCACGACCGGCTTCGATCTCTTTTTCGACATGCCTGCCCAACCACAGGCAGGCTGTATCAAATTGGATAGCGCCAAGGTCTGTTTCCATCTGGAGCATTTCTGATGGCCTCCATCCGTAGGCCTCGCCGATGCTATGCAGCAGGTGCAGGTTCTGTGGCTTCTTGGCGAAATTTATCCGCCACCGGCGCCACCTCCCGGTTGGCCCATGCAAATATCTGCATGCGGTCATCCCCTGGAATCTCTTCGATCCCCAGGTGGTCAGCGTCAGGGGTATCTGCAACAGGCGGTTCTACAACGCAGACCTTGACAATCCCATTGACAAGAGCGCCAAAGTCAGACGATCCTGCAAACTTGTTAAGGTCAACGCTGGCCTGATCGCCGTCTTCAGATTGCGCAACGATCAAATTCAAAAGACCCTGCGGAAGATTTCCCAAGAGCATCAGATCGCTCATACTGGCATCCCGCACCCAGATCTCAAGGCCGGAAACTTCCAAGGTTATCACCTGGTAATGATTCGCGCGGTATTGCGCCAGGCTTTTACGCCTGGCGCTCTTGGCCTGTTCAATTTTTGCCAGGGTGCCATCGTCCATATTATGATCCTGACCCTTCTGTGTTCAGCTCAGTGGCGGTCTCGTTCTGGACAATTTCCCAGCCCAAGGCCTCGCCTTTGTAGGCGCTCTTGGTGAATTCAGCGTCCTGAAGCGGCGCTTCCATGCCGTCCGTCAGCTTGGCATTGATGATGTGGTAATGAACATCATCCGCGCCCACACCCAACGCTTTGCCATAGATGTCGAAGTACGGGTAGCGGTTGGTGTCGCTGGATGCCAGGGTCAAGGTCTCGTCGGGCGTACTCCCTGCAGAGACGGCTGTCAGGCCGCTCATCAGGGCATAGGCTTCCAACGAGATACCCAGGGCTTCCATTTCCCATTCAACGCCATCTGGGGCGCTTGCCAGGGCGCGCAGCCGGTCTCCGCCGCGTCCACGACCCGTCACCATCTTTTCCTTGAACTTCAAGGTCAGACCGGCGGGCAGCTCAACGACAGTCGAACCGACTTTGAGCTTGATTTCTTTCAATCCGAAAGGCATATCTCCGTAAGGCATATTGATCTCCTAACTTGTGCGCTATGCGCGCTTGCGAATAAGATTCCACCGCTGGACGGCCATCGGGCATTTCAGGCCCTCATCAACCGTTCGCGCGATTTCTGAATTAAATTGCACTTCCCAGACGCTGCTGGTTCCGATGTGCAGTTGTTCCAATAGGGTATGGATGCGCGCCAAGGCAGCATCGATGGCTGTATATCCTGAACGCTGATACAGGTAGATCACCAGCGGGGTTTGCACCGCCTGGATCTTATTTTGCATGGCCAGCTCGTTACTGCTCTTGAGCAGGGCGCAGGGTTTGATCTCGTTGTTGGCATTAAAGGCTGCGGGCGCCAACTGACGTGTGATCTCGCCGGTATCATGGATGCCACCGGTCAAGATCGCCACCAGGGTTGCATCGGCTTCCAACAGGGTTTCGATTGCGCTGACAATGCTCATTTCTTCATCGCCTTTTCGAGTTCCTTCTCACTTCCATACAACCAGGTGTTCAGCAACTCGGTTTCCTGGGTCAGATCCACGCCCGCGCCGCCGGTGATGTTCTGGCCATAGGCATCCATCGCTGGCCAGGACTGCGAACCGTCCAGCCAGCCGCGCATCGCATTCACAAAATCATCGTCGCTCATGTTCACGGACACCTTGTAGCACAGGCATTCCGGATGCAAAGGTAGGACGATCGTGCCAACTGGGTAAATCCCCTTGCCTTCATCGCCCTGGCTGATGACATCGTCACAGATATCGGGCTCCGGGTGGCTTTCGCTCAGCACGATGCGCTCCATCTGCACCCAGGGAGATGCAGCCAGCTGCACATCGGTTGCGGCGCCATGAATGGCCTGTATCTCTGTTCGTGCCAGGCGCAGTGCCTTGTAGGCCACTCCCTGACCGTCACAGGCATCGCCCTTGATCAGACCTTGCAAATCGCCGCCAGCAATCTGGCTCTTTGTCAGGCCATACAAGCGGGAAGATGTCCAACGCGGGCAATCTTCACTGGCCCCAAGATATTGTTCCAGCTGCTTGGCCAGGCTGAAAGCGTCCTGTTTTTCGACGATCGCAGATACAATCTTCATGTTGATCGCTTCGCGCACTTCCCGGTCCATCCGCCAAACCCGCCCGGAAAGGTTCAGGCCATCCAGGGTGCGCTCCTGGGCGCTGGCCACCAGGTTGCGAAACTGTTGGTCGATCCAGGCTGAAAACAGCGGGTTGGGCCTGCTGGCCTCGCTCAGCTCGATAACAGTTGGTCTCACCAATCGGTTGTGTTCTTCAGCCATCAAAGAGAATGGCAATCGGGCAGCCTGGCGCATGCCAGCCATTGTGAACTGCAATATATCCACCTGGCAATCTCCCCAGGCTTTCAGGATCTCGGTTTGGGCGCTGTATCCACTGGCCCCATCCAGAACGCCCTCTGCCCCGCCGTGTCGCAATAATATTGCACGCGCCTGGCGCGAGAAATCAGCGATCCGTAAATGGATCTCGCCAATCACCCACAGGTGAACGCGGGCCAGGGCCGCGATCTCTGCCTGGATCAACTTGCTCGATGGAATCTGCCGGATGCTTTTATCTGCCATTAGATGCTCAACCCTTTCAGCATGCCAGCCAGGCGTTCGCTATCGCCCGATCCAGCTGCAGCCATTGTGGCCGCGTTTAACTCAATGCCTGGCAGGAAGTAAGCCATGATCGCGCTGATGTCTTCATCACTGACCTGCAACAATTTCAACTTGAGCAGGGCATCTGCCAGATCACGGATCAATGCAGGCGTCAGGCTGACGCGCGGGCGCCAGATCAAGCTGTACTGTACGCTTTGCGGCAATATGCCTGCCAACAGCCAGGCCCGTTCGAAAAGCGGCTTCAAAAGCTGATCTGTCAACCATTCCCGGCCCTGCTCCAGGCTTTCGCCATACTGCTCTTTTTGGTCGCCTAAAATATCGCGGTTCAGATCTGCGCCGTAGCCGATCAGACCCAGGGGCACGTCGCTGGCCGTGGCCAGCGTCTCAAGGTGGAATTTGATATCTCCGATCGTATCCAGGGAAGTGCCTTCACCCTGGATCACATTGATTGATGATTTTTTGTTCGTGAAATAATCAGCCACAGCTGAAAAAGGTGATTCAATCGCTTTTTTATTGGTGACTTTATAAGCTTCCACATCTGCTGGACTGCCCTCAATCACATGCTGGTATCGAATGCCTGATCGGGTCTTGCGCCGCACGCTGACATCCATTTCGCCTTCAGATACCCTTCGGTAAGCGCTGGTCCCTGAAGACATCATCGGTTGTCCGTAGCGGCTTTCCTCATCATGATTCCAGCGCAGATGAATGATCTGCCATTCGGAAAACCAGGTGGCCTTGGTAGTGTCTTCGCTATATTGGCTGGCATCCAACAGGTAAAAAGCCCGGGCCGGGTTCTCAAACTTATCCACACTGTTTGAATTGCGCCGCATTTGCAGGGTTGGCTTGCGCGTTATCTCTGCGACTTGCATCACTTCGTTGATGCCCAGCTCGACAAATGAGTCACCATCGCGGGCGGTCAAACGCACATAATCTTCGCATTTTTGATTAAGACCCAACCGCACTTGCAGGTCGTCGATCACCTGTTTGGCCTGCGCGTTGCTGGTTTTGAGCACAAATCCGCCGCGTACCATATCGCGCGCAAGCTGGCGGTGCATCTTCTCAACCCGTGGGTCAACCTTGTACATCTTGCGGCAGGTCTCCACAACTCCCTTACGGTCCAAATCAGCCCGGAAGCGGTTCAGGTCAGAAGCTGAACTTTGGTCGCGCGTTTCGGTAGTGGTGGTTTTTTCAGGCGCGGCCTGTCTTGTAAAAATGTTGCTGATCGTGTTCCATAAAGTGGCCATAGTTACCTTTTGAAAATCCTTTGCGCCAATCGTTCCAGCCGCGGCAGGTTTTTCTCGATGGTGCTCATGATGATGGCATATCGCCCGCCGTTTTTGGTCTCAAGAAATTTTCCATAAAAAACAGTGTGTGAAACAACGATGATGAGGATGTCATTGTTGCCTTGCTCAACGCTGGTATCTTTCATCAATGCTTGAGATGCTGCGCTGACTTCTCCGATCAACGTGCCAAAACCCAATCCATCGACCGCATAAAAAATACCGCTGCGCGCATTGCCTGTGCGATCTTCCCAGGGTCCTTTTTGGCGGGCATCATCCTGGACATCCTGGCCCCATTTCCCGGCAATCGCATGCAAAGCGACTTTTGCCTTTTCGGCATAGTCAGCAATCGCATCACCAAGATGCTCAGGAGTTTTGCCAGCCACCCAGGTAAACCCGCTGCCGCTCATTGCACAACCTGTATTTCAGCGATGGTGGCCTGGCTGCGGTTGGGCTGGATAAAGCTGATCTTCCAAAGCAGTCCATCAGCGTTGAAGCGATCTTCAACTGCAATATCGGCATCGATTGCACCCATCAAGACACCGTCCGCGCGCCGCTCACGGCTGGCATCGCCGCGTATCTGCTGATTCTTGCTCAGCCGCTCGACCCTGAAGTCTTGAGCTGCTAGGCTTGTCTCACCACGTCGAATGACGATTGACTGGCTTCTCAAGCTGACAACTTTCGCAAGCGCGCTTTGGATATTCATCACATCACCAGGACCGTGCCAACATAGATTTCGACTGCCGCCAAATACTCATTCTTCAGCTCTTGCACGGATTTATTCAGGCCGGCCACATGGCTGCTCAGATCCACAGACACATCACCCTGCTTATAGACAAATCCACCTTCGCTGGCTGCCACATTCGAGATCTTGCCGATTGCGATTGCCTGGGCCATCAGCATGATGATCCCTGCCTCTCGCTCTCCCAGATCATCGTAATATTCGCCATAATCATCCGTAGACAGGGCATACCCGGCCTTATAGCTGATCGTCCGCTGCAGGGTGTAGGTTGGGGTTGGGTAAAAGGTGATCACGCCGTTGGCAATCGTGGTATCTTCGCAAAAATCCAGGTCGACAGGGATCAGGCCCGAAGATGAGTTGATGATGCAATCCTTGGCATACAGCGCTGCCAGATCGATCAACTTCAAAAAATCTGCCGGCAGATCGTAGCTTGCGGTACCTGCCACAATACTCAGCGTGGCGATTTTCTTGCGGCCAGCCCGCTCTCCAAAATCGATCACGGCCCGTTTGATCGCAGACTCATACTGCGCCTGGGTCGGGACGCCGTCCTGGGCGGGCACATCTTCCTGAAGCTGTTCAACCAAATCATCCAAACGTATCATCGGTTTCTCACGATCTTCGCAGCACAACCAGCGTGCCAGCGACGGTATCGATCATCCATTGCGGATGCTGAGCAATAAAATCAGTCACGGCCTTGCGAATGCTGGGCCAGACTGGGTTGTCAAAATCATGGCAGGCAATCACCTGGGCAGATGGCCCCAGGTGCATCAGATCCGAAAAGATAAACTCATACGAATGCCCGCCGTCAATCCATAACAGATCGATCGGTGCAGTCCAACCTTTGGCCAGGGTTCGGCTATCGCCTTCGCGCACATCGATCTGATTGTGCAATTCAATTTTGGCAAGGTTGGCAAGCAGCGTTTCGCGGCTGGAAACCATTTCAGGCAAAGGCGACCAACTGAAATCATCAAATACTGTGATCTTGGCGGTCGCTGCGCCCAGGCCCAATAAGGCAGTTGATCCGCCGTATAAACAACCGACTTCCACCACATGACCATTTTCCGGTACTTCCTTTGCCAGGCTGAAAAGCATTTCTTTTTCATTTTGCTCAAGCCAGGCCGGGATAACTTCTGCCAAACGAATTGCATCTTTTGCGTTCATAAATTTCTCCTAAAGAAGATTCCAAAGCGCCAGATAGCCGTCATTTCCGGGGCCGTCCTGGTAAAAAAATAATGGATCAGGCAGGTTGAATGGGTCTGCCAGTAAGTTGAGCCTGCGCCAGTTGCCATCCTCGATGTCTTCGTTGACTTCCTGGTGAGGGTGGGTGGTGGCCAGCAAATACGCAGATTCACTATTCTCAAAGTTATGCAGCGCTTTTTTCACGTTCGCGAATGAAAGATGGAAAAGAACGGTCCTGCAAATGATTAAGTCAACTTTGGGCAGTGGGGATGATGTAATGTCTGCCACAAAGAACTTGCCCTTGCCCGAATATTTCTGAGCGTTTTCTGCGATCATCTCAGGAACAATGTCACAGGCGCGCACATCGATCTTTCCCAGATCCAATCGACTCATCCAGTTCCAATCACCGCAGCCGGCATCCAGCATGCTGTGGATCTGAAGATCGGACAATAGCCTCGGCAGTAAATCGCGGATTTCTACGGTCCGGTCCATTCGCGATCCGCCGCCTGAGACCGATTCATCATCGGCCCAGCTGTTCTCTTCGTAGATCTGTGTGAAGCGTTTCTTTAAGTTTTTTTGCATAATGATTCCGATCAGGCTACATTCGAGCGCACATCTCCGCGCCCGTAATTATGGAAAATCACCACTGTCCGTGACTTGTTGCGGTGCGGATGGTTCCAATCGATTGCCAGGCGCTTTACCTGCAATTCAGGCACCTGGTAGATTGCCCTGGTCAGCGCAAGCTGCTCATCCCACTGCGAAAAACGTGGCCATTCTGCCTGCCAGCGCTTGAAAACTTCTTCAGCCGCGGCTGACTTCCTGAAGAACAAAACGCCGCTGTTCAAGAATTTCTCATCATGACCGATTGCCTGCAGGGTGTAGTCACGCTCCTCGATGTTGACTTCCCACCCGGCTAGCGGTTTGTTATACAGCTTACTGATCGGGTTCATCTCTTCAGCGATCGCAATATCGTGCTGATCCAGCATCAGGAAGCCAGGGGTGATATCGCGCATGAATTCCGTATCCGCATCGATGTAAAGGCTGTAATCGTAGGGAGAATAATCATATAAAAATGGCTTAACTCGACCGGCGCGAAACTGGAAGTTTTTCTTCTGGTCCGCATCGAATGGAGATTGTCCATTCCACTCGATAAAGTCTGCATTCCTGACCTTTGAGCTCCCAACCACAGTCACCGGAATTTGAAATCCCAACCGGCGCAGGGTTCGCACGCTGGCCTCTACACCGAGCGCCGCTTTTTCTCCAAAAGCCATGTAAATGATCCCGATCGATTTGCCATTGATATGCGTGAAAGGTTCTCCAGATCTGGCATAGTCGCTCAACTTCGGCAGCGGTTTTGCAGACAAGAAACTATCGATCGCGTTCACTGCGGTTTGCGCGGCATTGCCTCGCACTGGGTATGCAGCCTCGACCGCCATAATCCGTTTCTGCTGTTGATCCGGCGTATTTTGCAGGGCCTTATCGACTGCCTGCACCAGGTGCGCAGCATCGTCACAGTTGACGCCTACATCAGCATGTTCCCAAAATCTCAGCCCGAAACGCACGCTGCGCCGGTAGATCGGAGCGTTCAAGACCACCACCGGTTTCCCAAGGCTGGCAAACTCATACAGCGTGGACGATGCATCGTTGACATAAACATCTGCTTGATCCATCACCTGCTCGAAATCATCCACCATCTCGATCCCCATCCGCTTGAAAATCGGTCGCATTTCTGCAATGTTGCGCGGATGGCCATGCCCGATCACCTTGTACTTTTTTGCCAGGATCGGCAGCGCAGACTGAAACCATGGAAATGCAGATCGCGTTTCAAGCGCCACTCTGCAATCCCAGTGGAATGAAACCGCGATCACCGGGTTTTCAGGGCATTGCCATTCTTTCACCAGCTGGTGACGTTTGTCCAGCTTTGGGCAGCCGATCACCACGTTTGGGATATCCGGATAGGCTCGAATATTGGCGCCAGAAACATACTCGTTTGGGTTCAAGAACAGATCAACGTGCTTGCGCTCTCCGTTTCCGCCAGAATAACTGGGATGCCCATTCCGAAAGGTAAACCCTGCGCCATGTTCCATAAACATCTTGATCCGCCGCGGTTGTTTCAACGTTCGTTCAGCGGTCAGCACATCAGTTAAGTCACCATAGGCAGCCGTCACAATTGGATTGCCATTCCCAGGGAAGTCATAAATCTCATTCGCGGTGCGAGGTATATCCACGATATCTGCGCCAAATTCGCGCCCGGCGCAATCCCGGTACAACTCTTCAGATACATAAAACTCACCCTGCCGCTCTCCCAATTGTTTCCAGATTGGCAGCATGTGCTCCAGAAAATGAATGCGTTTGGCGAAAAAATCAACTTTGTAGGTCATAATTTTCTCTTTGGCCGGGGAGCTTCGTGGAGCTCCCCGGCCTTCGGGAGAAGGAATACTACGAGCCAGCCTCGTCGATCACGATGTAAGAGCCCTTTTCAGCCACAGGAGCTTCAGTGGCGTTGTACTCTTCGGTGTAATACTGATCAGCCGCGATCAGCTTGCCGTCCGTGTGATAGGTCGGGAAGGGTCCCTTGACGATCATCGGCTGGAAGATGCGGTGCATCACCAGTTGGCGGTTGCCAACAAGGATCGTATCTTCAGCAAATTCGGTGCTGGCAAAGATCGGCAGGCTCTTAACGCTGCCAGCAAAACCGGCAGCATTCAGCACCGCATTCGGCCAGCCATCGCGCTTGAAACCTTCCCAGTTGCTCAGAGTTTCGGCATTGGCAGCGCTCGCCAGGATGAAATCGGGCGAGTAATAGCGATCGTAAACCTTGATCTTGGCCAGGCCGATCAGGCGCACCAGTTCAGCCAGTTCGGCTTGGGTCGTGCCACGCGTCCAGGTGCCGCCGCTGTTGCCGCTGACTGTTTTGACCGCCGAATAGGCCTGATACAGCATGCCCTGGTCGATCTTGATCCGCGTTTGGCGGATCAGGCTGGTCAGCGTGCGCTGCACAAGATCCATGCCCAACTGCGAGCGCGAGAAAACGATCGCTTCACTGCTGATTTGGTCTGCCAGGCGATCAGCCGCGGCTGAAATATCCTTGTAGGCCAGGGTGATCTTGCCGCGCTCGATGGGCTGCATTTCGCCCTTGCGGATCGCGGTGTAGTTGTAGGTGATCAGCAGAGCCTGGTTATCGGTGATTGTGGTCAGTGCCATGAATTTGCCATTGGCATAATCGATGACGTAGTCAGTGCCTTCGACATAGGTCACGTTTTCGGCTTCATTGGTGACAACCACACTTCCCGGGGTTAGGCGTTTCTGTGCCAGGGAAACCCATACGCTCAGGTCAGCCACCAGGGCCGCCCCCGTTACCGTGCCAGCATAGCCAGTTTCACCAGCAAAGGTTTCATAGAACAGGCGCTCAGGCGAGTTGTTCATTAGGCCGATATCAAAGATGCCAGCGCTGACCAGGGTCGGGAACACTTCTTCGATGATGGTGCGCGAGACGCTGTACGGCAGGTTCAGATCGGACGTAATGCTGGCTTCCTGCCACTGACGTGCTTCGGCGATCAGGCGGTCTTTGTGCAGCTCATCAAAACGTTTCAAAATCTGGATGGTAAGGTAGTCAGCAGCGGTCACTGGCTTGCGCAGATCGCGCCGCTCGCGCATTTGGCTCACGCTCAGCGACTCATTCAGTTCAAACGAGACACGCGCAAATTCGGGCGTGCCAGTCTGGGACTCGAGCACCGGCGAGATGCCAGAGATCGAGCCGCTCCAGCCCATTGCTTCGAGCTTGCGACCGGCAAACAGCTTGTCATATTCGGCCCGCTTGGCTTCCACCAGGCTATTGACCGCGGCAGCATCCTGCGGCTTGGCGGCTTTGATCGATTCCACGAAAGACTTGTTGCCCTCAACACCGTAGGGCAGTTCTTTCGTGGCTTCAGCGATCGCAGACTCGATCGATTGCAGGCGCTGGCCTTCTTCGAACTTGCGCGAGTTTTCGATCATAACTTTCAGCGACTCATTGACATCCACTTTGGCCGGGTCAATTTTCATTGCTTCGCTGATTTTTCCCCACAGGGTTTGCAGTTGGGGTTCGGCCATAACCTTGAGCTGGTCAGCCGAAACATTGAACAAATCGGGGCGCGCTTCGAGCAACGCCATAAGTTTTTCCAACAGGTTCATTCTGATATCCTCCGCGCCAGGTTCTTCGGCCTGGGCACTTTCTAAAATGGTTTGTGAGTTTCCAAAACTGGCTTCAGTGACCACGTCAATGCCGGTGATGTGCAGTTCGTTAACTTCTTCGAACTTGTTGCCATTATCCGTCACAGTCTCAGTCGATCCGTAGCCGCGAATACTCCCACCAGGTACAACGCCGATCGCCGCGAGCGCCTGGATGTGCCTGCCGCCTTCGGTTTCAGTTGCCAGCAAACCTGATACGTTGACATCCCTGCCGTCAAACGTCACATCAGTCCACCGGATAACCGTCTCCATCAGGTTGGCACGCCGCGCGCCTTTGTCACTTGGATGTTCTACCTCGCCGAGTAGCATCAAACGTCCCTGGCCAGCGCTTTCGTGCAGGTGGGTTTTCAGTTCTTCCACCGCAGCCTGTAAAACGCTTGCCGGGTAACGCCTGTTGTTGCCGTTGATTTCGCCAGCCGTCATCAGGTTCTTGATGTGGATCTTGCGCGCGCCTTTTGCGCTTTCTTCCAACATCCAAACCGATTCCGTAAGGCTTTTGGGCTTGTAGGTCAGCTCGACCACCTGCCACTGATCACGCGCATCGAACATGATTCCTTCGTTCGATTGCGCGAAATTGACCTTGAAATATTCATCTTCGTTGAGCGGTATGCTCACCGCTTGGGTGGCTGTCCAGTCCCGGATTTTGACCATCACATGATCTGGGAAGATTTCCGCCAGGTCATAGTAAACATGGTCTGTATCGGGGAATTGCCGCCCAAAGGCCTGCCGGATTTCATAGCGCTCATAATCGAGCGAGCCCTTTACCAGCTCCTCGAGCCGTTTGCCCTTGTTCTTGCTTTCCTGCAAAAGAATAAGTGTCTTGCCCATCATTACCTCCGACCATCCAGATCTGCATAATTGAATAACGCTGCCGCATCAACAACCACCGGTGCGCTGGCAGCGGGCTTCTCGCTGCCGGTATCCTGGGCCATCATCTGAACTGACCCGCTTACAAAATCGATCATGTCATCATGGCGTCCCTTGGGGAAACTGGCCGCCTGCCGAATAAAAGGTTTATTCCAGGGTCCGCGCACCAAAAATACGCGCTTGTTCTTTGCTCGCCGTCGCCAGGCCCGGGCCCGCTCGACCTTGTCACCCTTGGGGTCAACGGCTAATATTTCCGTGTTGACCAGGCTCTGGTCAGCCATGAAGTTCTTGAAAACCAGTTTTTGGAAGGCCACGCTTTCCACACCCCAAACAGTACCGGCCTCGCCATCTGAAAGCATGCGCTGCCGTACTTCAGGCAGGAACAAACCTTCCAGGTCGCGTTCCTGGAATAGATCCCGGATATACAGGTTTTCACCGCCCATCGCCACGCCGCCGGTTGCATTGAAATCGCTGGTGGCGCTTTCGCCCATTGCCAGGTCGATGTACGAATACCAGCGCAGGCCGTCTGGAGCGCGGTCGATGATCTGGAAGTCGCCATCATCGAAGAAACCGCCGATCGCCAGGCGCGGCATCTGCTGGTACTGCGAGATAAATTCAAAGTCTTCGATATTCGCTGCGATCTTCCTCAGCTGCTCGGCATTATGTTTCTCTGGCCAGAGCGGCTCTCCTGGTGCGCGGCCAAGCTGGTCGCCATTCATCGGGATGAACGCCCCGCGCGCCATGGTTTCCATGAACTGCTCTTCGTTGACCGGGTAGTCTTTCTCTTCCAGAGCTAGAGCAGGCAGGAAGACAATATCCCACTGGTCCGCATCCGGATCTCCGATTGAATCAGCCAGCAACACGCCCGCGATATCTTCCTGATCCCAACGGGTCAGAATAATGATGATCGCGGCGCCATCTTCTTGGCGTGTGTAAAAACTGGACCGGTACCACTTGACCACGCGCTTGCGCTGCGGTTCGCTCTCTGCCTCGTCTCTGTTCTTGAACGGATCATCCAGGATCAGCAGATGACCGCCCTTACCGACGATTGCGCCGCCCACACCGGCGCTGATCATCCCGCCGCTGTGGTTTTCCAGCGCCCAGGCCGCTGCGCTGCGTTTGTCATCATTGACTTCCACCGGCACTTCCAGCGAAGACCGCTCGCCAAAAATGTTTTTGTATTTCTCGCCTTCGATCAAATCGCGCACCCGCCCACTGTGCTCGGTGGCGAGGTCTGCGCCATAGGATGCCAGGATGATGCGTTTCTCTGGGTCTTTTCCCAGCAACCAGGCCGGGAATTTCTGTGAAGCGGTGTTCGATTTCCAATAGCGGGGCGGCATGAACACCATAAGCCGCGGGATGCCGCTCTGGCCGCCGCTCAACACATATTCAGCGACGCCTTCCAGCTTTTCAGCCAGCAACTGCAAATGACGGGCTTCCACCGGGTATTTCTTATCCACATAGCCACAGAACGGCAAAAAGTGCCTGCGCGCTTTTTCGCGCCGCACGCGTTCTTGCACTCCGGAGCCAGGTGAAACCGCACTACTCATTTGAATCTCCCAGACTATCCAGTTCTTCATCGCTCAGATCTTCAAGCTGGGCTTTCCCATCATCGCGGATCTTCTTCAGCAGCTCGCGCATCGACAGGGCATCGATCGCATCCAGCTCAGCATCGCTCAGCTCGCTCAGATCCTGGGCCGCCTTATTGGTGTTGATATCCAGTTTGGCGTTTGGCATATCCCGCGTCAGCTCTACAAACAACCGCTGCTGGGCTGCCGCCTTGTAATCGTGCTGGCTTGCACCCCAGCCAATCGCCTCGAAAACACTCGGGCGATATTGCATCAGCGATTCGCCTTGCAGATCTGCGATCATCTGATCGATCGGGTATTTTTTGCGCCAGTCTGCAATCCTGCGATCGCTGGTCAGGCCCAGAACTTCGCGAGCAAACTCATCTTGACTGGATGGTATGCGTTGACCCTTTGGAACCGATGACCACGCCACAAACGCTGCGATCCGCCAGGGAATGTTGGCATTCAACAAGCGATGGTACTGATCAAAATATTCAGGGGAATCTTCACCCAAAGCCAGCTTGGATGCCATCGACCGCGCTTTTATTTCTGCCACAGACAAGCTGGCATACCCTGCGCCGCCTTCTTCGGCATCTCGCACGGTTTCTGCAAATCCTTCCAGTTCAATCTGTGTTAAAAGCCGAATCTTTGCCATTGCTACTCGCTTTTCAAAAACTCGATCATGCGGTTGATCACTGATTGACGCCCATCCATAAATCCGCGGTTGTAATCGTTCGTGTCGCTGGGTGGCGCTCCGTTATTGCTGACATTACATAGATAGGTACCGGTGGGCAGGCGCACACAAATGTATGCATCCTGATCCCGCTTTTGTGGGTGGATAATCTTGGCCCATTGTTCGGTTGTTTTCTGGCCTGGGTCATCCAGCAGACGAATAACTTCAAATTCCTGACCATTCTTGGCGTCATCAAGTACAGCAGCACCGGCATTTGGCCCGCGCCTGATTTTTACAATTGGTTTGCTTACGGTCAGCATCAGAGTCATTGTTGTGTCTCCGTGAAAGATTTTGTTCGACGCTTGGGGGCAGCCGGTCGATCAGCTGATCCATTAGACGCCCGCACGAATGTGTCATGATTGTTGATGGATACGGTCAGATCATTGATCTGTTCAACCAGTTTTGTAAGCACGGCGCTATTGCGCTGGTCGTTGGTTATCCACTGCTCTTGCATATTCCTGAGAAATAATTGCCACTGTTGGTCTCGCTGCTTGGCTTGTTCTGCTTCCCAAACGCGCTGTTTATCACGCTCAATCTCACGTTTGGAATCTTGCTGCTCGCGCTCTGCTGCCCGAAAGGCCTCTTGTTTTTCCTGCCATCCGAGCAAATCTTTCCAAAATTTGTAGAGCGCGCCAGCAATCAAAACTGTTGACAGGATCAGTACGGCAACGATTTGGAACTGCAACCAGACATCACTCGACGGCATGGCGGGCTACCCGTTAAGTAGTTTGTTCTCAATGCGTTCGATAACCTGCTTTGAGAGCGCGTTGTAGATGATAGTGGCGCTGCCGGTCATGGCCAGGGCATACGGACCCATCTCGGCGAATAAAACGGCCAGTTGTTGTGTATAAGCTGCCGGGTCGCCAGTCCAAACCGGGAAACCGGCTGCCGGTGGGTTGGCTGCCAGTGCAATGGCAAAAGCCGCTGCATAAACCAGCATGGTCACCCAGCCGCGCCCCACAGGCTTGCCCTGGGCCTTGTAGACCAGGTTGATCATGGCCACGATCACCACTGCCACGATGCTGATCAGCGCCGCGTTTGGGTCGCTGACCGTCAGCACCCCGGTCGCTGTAAGAATCAGTGCAATTTGTTTCCAATCAAACTTCTTCAAAAACTTAGCCATCACTACCTCCATTTGACTTAAACGAAAAACCCGGCACCAAATCGGTGCCGGGCGCTCAACCTCCGGGCGGTGGCCAATGCTCTTCAATCGGCCTGCTCAATTACTTACAAATTAAATTTTAACAGCATTCGTGAAAAAGTCAATACTTTATATATTTATTTTAATTATAATAAGAATATAAAATATTGACATTGCAACGCTTCTGGTAGAACGGCACGCAATAGACCGATTTTGGTGGCCTAAAATAGATCAAGTGGCCTAAATTCCCAGGGTGGCCTAAAATCGAAGATTTGCGAAAAGACTTAAGCCCGTCCCATTTTTCGCCTGCGAAAAACCCTTTTTTGGCATCTTTTTGGGGTTTTTCGCAATATTTTGCCATTTTTCGCAGAACCGAATCGGGGGTTTTCGCAGGCGGCGAAAATATAAAAGAGACCTGCTTTGATGGCAGGTCTCTGATTTTCTAACAGTTTTTTTCTTAGCCATTTGGCACTTCCCGCCATTCCTGCCCATCCAATTGATGACCGGACTTTCCCCTACCAACCCGCGCCATAAACCAGGGATTGGTGTTCGGTGTAGGTTGGTACCCACACCAGAATTCTTCACCTCGCTGGCCAGACTCAGAGAAAACAGTGCCATCGTTGCCAAGGCACATTTCGCGATACTGGCTGTACCGGTCGAGCTCGAACACCAGGTCATCATCGCCATACTGCTGAGCAACTGGCATCCACTCGCCCCACTGCTTGAAGAAAAACGGGATCTCATACGTGTGACAAAAATCCCGCGCTTGGCGCGCCCAATCAGGGTGCATCGGCCTGGCCCCGTGCCCGCTCTCCCCACCACAGATCAGCCAGTCCAGCACTGCCCAGGCCTGCCAGTTTACCGGCCCTAGGGCAGGCTCATAACTAACCATTGTTCGCCAACCGCGCCCCGCAAGGTTCAGCATTGGCACAAGCCGCTCATCGGCCCGTTTTTGGTTCTCAATGCTTGTCCCCAGGATCACATTTGGCAGCACATGGCTTCCGGCCACAAAAGCCAGCATATTCTCCGGGCGCTTGGTCAGGATCACGAAATCAATATCGCGGCGCCACTCCATAACCCCAAAAGTGCGCTTCTGGTGTTCAACATCCACCCATCCGCCGAAGAGATCGGTCATATCATTTATAAACAGAATCGGCCTTGTCCGCCCGTTCTTGAACGGTCCTTTGACCTTGAAAGTCTCCAGCCGCTTTTCTTCAGCCTCATCCCAGAACAGATCCACCTTGGCCAGGTTGGGCAACGTGTAAGCCAAACCTGTGCCTAGTCTCACGTTAAACGTGCTGGCCCAGCAGTTCGCGCAGCCTTCCGAATGTTTTACACAGGCATACCCGCGCCGCACCTTCTCGCCGTCCAAGAAGTTCGCCTTCAGCGGATTGCTGACATAATCAGCCCACTCGATCTTTGTTTTGGTTGCCATCACTTACCTACTTTCTGAAATTCGATCACCCATACCCACGGGTTTACATCCCAACCAAACCCGCGCTTGGCATTGATCTTGTCCCATAATTGGCCGAATGGAGTTCGGTAATCTTCCAAGCGAGAATTACCCAGCCAGCCAATAGAATAAACACCTTCAGCACGCGCATCATCATTGGTTATTTGCCGTAATCGCTCCACACGCACACCAGTCACCTGAAGCGTGATCCTGCTGGCAATCCTGAACATGTGTATGGATGGTTTCCAAATCAGCGGAATGGTTTCGCCGGTAGGAAAATCAATAACAGAATCAGCTATCGGGTTTTGATAATCCGCTCGGTATACAAAACCGTTTGGAGCTTTTGCCCACGTCTCGCGCACCCAAAGCCGGTCGCCAATCTTTCCATATGGGCATTTAGCTACTTTTCCATCATCGTTCCACAAACCACGGCTCTGCCAATAGTGTGTAAACCATACACCTGCAAGGTGTTCAAGTTTCTTCTCTGGCTGTGGCTTTACAACCCGCCTCGTCTGGCTTTTTCGCCCATCCAAAATAGCCCACACCATCTCACCACTGAACAAAATCGGTCGCTCTTTCATCATTACCTCCTATTCAAATACAGCCAGGGCGCGCTTTTGCCCTTGCGCCGATTGATTCCACTCGATAGCATCCCCGCAAATCGAACAGCGGATGCCGGTGGCGCGCCCTACGATCACGGCCACCACATCGACCGCTTCAGGGATATCCTCCCCGTAATCAATGGCCTGCCGAAATAGCTCCAGTATTTCAACATGGCTGCCGTTCTGCCGTATCTGACCCAGGATATGTTTGTTCGAGCAGCGTTTGAAACCAATCGTGTTCATGATCGAACCTCGCTTCCTGTAACAATTACGCAAGCTTTTGGCATCCAGGTCGCATTACGAATGCTGATCTTTTGGCCATCGCAACAACCGCTCAAAACCATCTCGATAGGGGCCTTGACCGATACCGGCAGCACGGCCAGCAGTGGTGGGCAGTCAAACGTGCCCCAATAAAGATCCGCAGCATTTTGGATCAACTGGCTGATCCGGCTCTTATCTGTTCTGCGCCAGAAACAACCCGGCACCAGGCTTTCAAACTTTCCATCCCATTCATGCGGTTGAACATTGATGAGGTCACGATATGGGTAATAGATATCGATGTAATGGCGGGTGATCGTTTTGCCTTCAGAATATTCACCACTATCCAGAACCCAATCCCTGCAATGCTGTGGAACAACCTTCTCGATCACAATATCCACATCCACCGGTGCGCCAACCCGCATCACCTTCAGACGGTTCAGGCCGCTCCAATAATCGAAACTGCTTTCCAGAACTTCGAAATCATCGCTCATAATTCCGCCTTTTCCACATCTACCAGGACCGGGAAAGATGCCGGCAGCTTGCCATTCCAACAATGCTGAAGAATGCTCATGGCCAGCTCACGCGCGGAAACTTTACCCATCGGCACATTTCGCTTTCCACGATGTTTTATAAAACCGCTCAGAATGCTTTCGGTCAGACCATCTACAAAAAGCTGGCCTTCTTCATTGAGCTCTTCGTAAAGAATTTCACGTTTATCAGTAATGCTCCAAACGCCGCTTTTCATAATTGATCTCCATAAAGTTTCTTTGCATTCATCAGCCAGTTGCCGCCTGTTTTGGGCGGTACGCCGTAAGTTTCACAAACTTGCTCAGCGCTCTCGAAAGTTGACACAACTTTCTTCTCACTTTCAGGAAGTTTCCGCCAGTCGTGCCACTTTCCGAAAGTTTCAGGAACTTTCGCGGCAGGCTCAGAAACTTTCGGGTAACTTTCTTCCAGTTTTTTGGAACTTTCTGAAAGTTTCCTTGATTTTTCTTCCAATTTTTTCAGCTTAATTTGCTGATCCATGCGTAACTTTTCTTCCTGAATTCTTTGCTCAAAATCAAGTTGTTGCTGCTCGCGCTCGATCTGCAAATTCCAGACACGTTCACGTTCTTCTTCGTCAAGCCGTTTTTGTTCTTTTTGAGCTTCAAAAGTCTCTGCCACAGCCTGTGCAATCGCTTGGCGTTTCTTGGTCAGTTGGTTGCGCAGGGCCACCATCAACCCGCCCAACAAGCCAAAGGAAGACATCAAACCCATAGTCACCTTTTGCGTAATATTGCCGTCATCCAGGATCGCATTCACAGAAACCACTACAACCAGGTAAACCACCGCCCCGCCCAGACTTACCCAGAACTGCGCAGGCATTCCGGGCTTTGGCTCTTGGTTTCGCAGGGCCGCCTTGATATCTTCCTGGTGCGCTTCCCAGATGTCGAGCGTCGTGGTGATCGTTACAAACCCGATTCCCTCCACTACCACGCCGATCAGCCCGGCTTCAACCAGTCCAAACTGGGGCAGGTTCTTTTGCACGTTGCGGAAAGTCATCACCGCAGGCACCAACCCGCCCGCCCAGGGCATCGTTCCAGCGACTAAATCAACATAATTTGGCATCTATGCCTCCATATCCTGCTGAAAACCGTCCGAACCGCCCAGGGCGTCCGAACCCGTCCGAACCGCGTCCGAACCGCCTGAATCCGTCCGAACCGCGTCCGAACCGCTCAGATCAGCCAGGCAAAGCGCATTGTCACGGTCCGGGCGCACAACTGCCAATCCTCGAAAATGCCAATCCTCGCGTATTCGCCTCGCAGACCGCTCAGGCATTCCATAAGCCTGCAATGCAGTAATGGTCATCTTCCCGTCATAGTTCGCTCGCAGATAATCTGCGAGGCGTTGCTCGGCTTCGGTCAATCCATTCGCGCTTCCAGAAGCGATCAATCCTTTCGGTACAAAATAAACCTGCATTGTTCCCCACCGGTTAGACATTACCCGCCCCTGATGATCCAGCAATTCAGCTCCGGACCGGCCCAGGATCATCCTGGATGTTTGCGCATTCGCCACGCGAAAACAGATCCGCGTCATCATCTGTTCGCGCACTGGCCCCACAATATCCTTGCTAAAATCTTGCCCGGCCAGCACGATCCAGATCCCGAATTTTGCCGCACCCCAAACCAGCCTGGTGGCAGCTTTGGCAAACGATCCATTCGCGCCACCCAGACTCATCACTGTGCCGTTGAACTCGTCCAGGACAACAAGCACTGGTTTCAGTTTGGTTTCTGCCGTCTCGTTATATTCATCCAGCGTATCCGGAGAACCTTCAACCTGGTCAAACATCCGTGACCGTTCATTGACCAGCTCCTGCAGTTGTCCCAGGGCATGATTGCACTGGTCAAGCGTGCGCGCCACTGGGAAGACCAGTGCTGGGTCGCCTGCAAACTTGCCGAATGTGCGCCCGTCTGGGTCGCATAGAGCCAATTGCCAGCTCTCAGCCCGGGCCTGTTCAACCATCAGGCGCAGGAAGTTGCTTTTTCCGTAGCGAGTGATACCAGCCACTAGGGTATGCCCGATCTCATTCCATGGCATTTCTACAACCTGACCGCGGCCATTGACGCCCAGCTGCAAAACGCCTTTTTTCCAGCCCCCGAAGCTGACCATGTCGGGCCATTTTGGCTTTTCGCTCAGCAGGATGCCGTAGCGCAAGCCAGTGTGGTTCGAAAGGATGACAGGCATCCCGCGCAGGCTCGATGACAAGCGGTGCGCAACCGCTTCATACGGTTCGAACCGTGGCATTCGCTGGTCATCCAGCACCGCAAACAACCAGATCGATCCCCGGCTGGTGCGTGTCATCACCCACCGGCTGACCATCGTCGCATCCGTTCCGTGATTGGAGTTCAGGACCGTCTTCACGATCTTCAAAACGTGCATCGCCTTGTCTTCGTAGTGCTTTTTCCAATCCAGTTGAATCTGCATGGTTACACCTGCCCTTCTACGTCATCCACCCAACCCTGAATGACCTGCTCGTCCACAACCTCGATTTGCGACTGATCCTGACCGCCATCAAAACTACTGGCAATATCCAGCGCCTGGCGCTGATAGCCTGGTGGAAGTTGACCAATCGCCTGCACTGCCTGCGAACGCCGTGTAACATCGGTCTGATCGGGATCTTTCACGATCGCGCCATCTACTTCGAGCAGTGGTGCAGGCATCAGGTCCGGACGAAATACCCGCATCAGATCTGTAAAAATCAAAACTGGCAAATTTCCGTTTTCATCTGGTGCCACAATTCCGATCTTGGATTTCTTCCACATGTAATAGATGCCTGCGCCCAAAGCAGAGAAGATCAGGATGAGTGGAGCTGCTGCCCAAAAATCATTGGTGTTGCGCTCTCGGGTAGCTGACAGCTCCGCCGATTCTGCCTGCGCAGATACCGCAGTCCATTTTGCTTCCAGAAACGGAGCAGATGCTGTTTCAGTGGCCGCAATCTCAGTGCCTCGCGCCTGCACTGTGGCCGTGCCGTTCATATAAGCGATCTGGGTGCTAGTGCCTGCCGCCGCGGCTGTGCTGGTCGCCTGATCATTCCCAGCCTTGGCTGTGGCTGTGCCCTGCACCTGAGCAGCCTGCGCGGTCGATGTGCCCTGAGCCTCGCCAGCGGCAACCGTCACGCGCCAAACTGTTCTTGTTTCGCCCGCAGCCAATTCTGTGGCCGTAGCGCCGGTGATCAACGCCGTGGCCGTCTGCCCGGCCTGGAACATGATCAGCATCTGGTCAGCCGCCCGTTCTGTGGCGCGCGCTTCTACCTCGCCCTGCAAAATCTGCATTAGCACAGCATCATCTGATGTGGGCGTAGGTGTTATGGTCGGAATCGGGTCCGTATAGGAGCAAGCGGTCAAGACCAACATTATCAATAGGGTTGCAATCGTCTTTTTCATGGTTTATTTCCAAATCCGCGGTTGATCCGCATTCTTTTGTGGAGGTCGCACAACCCGCACATCGTTCTTACCGTTTTGCATCATCATAAATTTCAGAATGTCATTTGTTGTTAAGCCGCGTTCGCGTGGTTCTTTTGGTTGCCACTGTGCATTTGGGCCAGATCTCCATGCGCGCTTGTTGAACCGCATCTTCGAGCGGAGGAAGGCAACCGCCAGACCAGCCACACCCACGATCACCACGCCGATCGCAGTCTTCAGCAGCCACCCCCCCAGCTGACCGGCCAAGGCCTCGACGAATGGCATTTGCGCAGCGGCAGTGCTGGCCTGCACCTGGGCCGTGGCCATCTCAACTTGTTGAGCCTGCAGCACCGACATCGCAATGCCCAGCGCTACCAAAATCATGATCAAGATCAATCCGTTTCCCATTCCAGTTTTCATATTTCCTCATTTTCCTGAGTGAAGGTTAACCTTCACTAGTGAAGGTTGCAGGTTTTTCAACCTTCACTATATGGTTTGCGCCTTCTTATTTTTTGCTACACACACACTACTTACAGGATAGGTACATTCACAACCTTCACTTTTGGCCGTTTTTGGCTGTTTTTGGGCTCTTTTTTCCTGTCTTTTGCCATGTTTTGGGCTGGTGAAGATCTCCAGTGAAAGAGTGAAGGTTGAATCACCCCGCAAGCGGGATGAAAAATATTTTTTAATTACCGGTTTCTGGGTCATTAGACTTTCACTCCTTCACTATTTGGTCTCGTAATAGGTGCTTTGCTTGGCGTTATAGGGCTTTTTGGTCTGTTCTTCGTCATTTAAGTTGACTCGCACAGGTCTTTGTATGCTGCCAGGCTTCAGGAATTCAACGCCCCACCGTTCTGAAAGCGCCTTGACGCGTTCCATATCCCGATTCATATCCAGATACATCGTGCCTTTGTAATCTGGCAAGCCATCCGTGGCCCGGTGGCTGCGCAGCTGCAGGAACTTATCCATGATTGAAGACACCTTGCGGCTCGTTGTGCGGCCGCTTCCCTTTTTGTGGCTTTTATCGTCTTCATCGTCATCGTCCTGGTCGCCCATGATCCTGTTTTGCTCATCGATGATCATGTTCGTGGCCCACGCGATATCCTTGAGGTAGATTCGGTTTAATTCATTCTCGTTATTGCTCACCGGTCCCCACGCCCAGGCCCGCAGCAGGCCCTCCATCACTCTGGCGGTCATGGTAGCATAGCGGGATGTCTTTTCCCGTTCGTTGTACTCGCGCATGAACATCTTGATCTGCTCTTTGACATCCGGATCGCTGATGATCGTCATCAGCGGCGCAGTCACCTGCGAGAGCCTGGCTTCGAGGCTGAAATCGATGTTGGTTTCATCAATCTCGATCCGCTCCTGGGCATGAAAAAGTCGGTAGGTTGTCCACAGGTTTCTGATCTCGGTGCAGATGTCGCCATAGTTTGCTGGCAAGTTGCGCGGGATGTCTTTGCGCGGCGCCATCGGTACCATCTCCATCGTTAAACAGCGCGATTCAATCGCCCGATCGTCGAAGCTCTTACGTGTGGCGATCACTTTAGGACCGTAAACGTTGTACATCTCGATCTCCATCCCGCCATCGGAGGTTTTCTTCATCTTCGAGATGCCTTCGTCCTTCTCGGTGCCGCCGTTCAAGATTTTGGCGATGATGCTGGCTTCATCGCTCATCCCGAAGTCAGCTTCGTTCAAAACAAGGGTCCCTTTGTAGGTATCCAGGAAGTGATACAGGCTGGCTGCCGAAGAGCCGCCCGTCACATAGATCGGCCGGTAGCACAACATGCCCACCGCTTTCAAAAAGCGGGTTTTGCCGGTCCCATAGTCACCCAGGGCGCGCAGATAGCTGGTTTCCATGAATGCATCTGCGAAATACGAGAAGAACACAAACTGTGGCGTCACTTCCTCGAAGAAATCGTTGTTGCCAAAGTCAAAATACTTGCGGATATGAGATTTCGTAATCGCCAGCAGCTCACGCTCGCTCAGCGGCTTATCATAGATTTCTGATGGCATGCGCACCCCGTTTTTCATCAGGATGCTGTTCGGCCAAATCGGCGCATACGGATGACCCTCGATCACGATCTCGGTCACGTGCGGGTCCACTTTCCCGTCTGGGTATCGCACCGCAAACCAGGTTTCGATCTTGATCGGATCGAAAACCAATTCCAACAGATGCCCCGATAACCAGCCGCCGGTGATTCGGGTTGGTTCTGGCTTGTAAGTTGCTTTACCCTCAGACTTCTCACCGGCCTTGAGCATGCCCCGCAGATCTGCCAGCGTAGACTTGGCTTTTTTGGCGATCGTGCGGATGTAAAACTCACGGTCCTTTTCTTCCATCTCGCGCATGATGTCCAGCAAACGGGCAATGCCAAGCCGCCGGTCATCTTCATCCATCTCGCCAATTGATTCTGCCACATGGATGACAAGCGGCTTTGCTCCGCTGAGCATGGCCTGCACTAGGGCGCGCTGATCATCGAGCGCAACGCCTTCGCTTCCCCATTCCTGCAGCAGCTGATTCGCGTCTTTTTTCCCTTCATCACTCATTGTCAGCTTCCTTGTCTTTTGCGAATTTTGTATTCAGATCTGACCAGCTCACAAGCCGAACCAGCGGGCTGATCGCCTGAGCAACCCGTTCGCGTTTCTTGCGCCCAGTTTGGTCATCATCCAGCAGCAGATAAAGCTTTTTATGCCCCTTCAACCGGCTTTTCAGGCTGGCAATTCCCTCATCCTCGGCATGCACACCACACAGAGCAGCAGCCGGATAGCTCCATGCCGCAAATGTTTCGGCGTCTGCCGGTCCTTCCACAATCACGCATTCTGGCGAATCGGATCGATAAACGCTGTTGAAGTAGGGCTGCCGGTTGCCAACCAACTTTTCGGGTGGGTTGTAGTTTTTGATTTGCTTCTCATTGCCGTCATCGTCCTGATAGTGATCAAATCCCGGCAGGTTGCGGCGGCTGAAATAGACCGCCCGACCACCCCAAGAATGAGCATAAACAATCCCTGGCCTGCCCATCATTCCGCTGATCGATCCCCATTTCAGCCAGTTCTCACCGGTCACATCAACGTTGTATTTCGCGCCCCAGGCAGTCACATCGCCCTTGTAGCCCATCACCGCCACTGCAGCAGGAGCAGTCGGGTCAATTTCATACATTCCCAACTGGTCCTGAAGTTCTTTATATTGCGCATCCGTTTTTCGACCACTAAAGCCCATCCCGCTATCCAGGATCAGCTTGTCTCCAAATCCACGGCCGCGTAGGTAAGCCAGGGCGGCTTCGTCATCCCATAACCACTTAACAAAAAGCTGATGGGCGATCTCAAAAACAGACAGCTTTGTTCGATGGGCCTTGAGCGACTTGTCATCCATCTTGACCCATGCTGGCCGCTCCAATCCCGCGCGGTCCGCCAGGAATTCCACAGCAGTACGAAACTCGTACCCTTTCTCCTTCTCCACCAGGCTGATGACGTCACCGTTCCAGCCCTTCTCAGCCCAAAAGAAGTTTTGCTTATGGACGTTGATCACCAGCCCGCCAACGTGTGGCACGCGGCGGTACTTCCCAGCCTCGCGCTCGAAGGTATGCCCCAGGTCTTTAACCACATCTTCAATGGGATTTGCGCGCTTGATTTCTTCTATGATTTCGTCAAAGTTCTTCATCGTTACCATCCGTTTTTCAGAAAATATTGTGGTTTTTCGAGCACGGTCGCCTGCCTGGGGTTTTGCCTGGCGCGAAACTTTCGCCGCGCACCCCTCCCCCCCCCTTGTCGTTCGCAGTTATGCGACACAAAAGACAGCAGATACGACACAGAAACAAGGCTGATTAGGCTGCTCAACCTGGCATTCATGTCGCATAACATAAGAGTTATGCGACATGAATTTCTTGGAGCGAAGCGAGCCAGGCAAGCGTTTTCTGGGCGAGGTGAGGACGCGCGGCCAAACGCCATGTAAAGAGTGAAATTCGGGATTCTTTCTACTACTGATTTCATAGTCAGCGCGCCATCCATCATCGTCTATAAAAAAAATAAAACTGCTTTTCTAATACTTCTTTGCCAACTCTTCGAGCTCTGCCTTGTAGGCCAGTTCCTGCGCTTCGATCTTGTCCCAGGTTTCCCAATCGATCAGATCGTTGATCTGCTCACGTACCAGGTCAGCCAGAGTAGCAGGCTCTACGGCATCCAATTCCCAGGATGACTCGCCGAATTCGGCCGCGTAGGCTTCGAAACGTGAATCACTCTCTTTGGCCGGGTTCTCTGGTGGCCTCCACATCTCGACCTGGTCATAGTTCAGCGCCAGGCGATGCACTTCGAAGTCGAAGCCGCCATAAGTGAACTGCTCGAAGCGCTCACGAATATCGCGTGTCATATCGATACCGGATGGGTCATGGTCGCCTAGATATATGATGTGGATCTGTCGACCGTAGCTTTCCTGGCGAGCAATGCGCTTGGCAGCCGTGTACATTGCGCTGCTGGATGTGTAGCCCTTATTGGCCGTGAATTTGACATCCAAGTCTTGGCACACCGGCAAAATAATGCCGCTCAGAGCGTCTTTCTCGACGAAGACCTCGACATAGTGCTCTTGACCTACCCAGCGATCCATCCCGAAGGAATAAGCTGCGCTGCGCAGGATCTCGCGCGGACTGTCCCAGTGCGGGTTGGAATGGGTCTCACGACCACGATCCTCGATCATGCTCCAATCGAGCAGCCCTGCCAGGCGCGCATTGCTGACGAGATCTCCTGTGCGCTTATAGCTTTTGATGCTGTTTTCGATGTAGTCACGAGCAACGAGCTGGTAGTAGAGCTGGCGCAGGGAAAGCTTGTATCCCTGGCTTTCGTACTCATTCAAGATGCCGCTGCAGGTTTGGATCAGTTCCAAACTTGTCTTGCTAAACTTGTGATCAACAAACTTTTCTTTCATGACTTTTCTCCTCGGTCATACAGGGGCAGAATCGCCTGCACATCACCGTTTGAATAGGTTTGCGGAATAAGTATGGTTGCATCTGGGTCATCATCGCTCCATCGTTGCGGATAGGTTCGGAGCGCGATTAGTTCACGGATGCGGGCCTGCTCGACTGCATTGATAAGGTCAATCTGTGGACGGCCTAAAGCGTCAGCGGATTGATTTATTTCGGACTGGACTTTCAAAACTTCACCAAGTGCCCATTCACGCGCGGCCAAAGTAAGCGGGCCTTTGCGGCTTGGATTGCTGGAAAATTCGCCGTTGCCATTTCTCTCACCATCCTTTTGCTTTCGGTGGCGGAAACTGCGCAACTCGGTATAGAGCGGGCGCAATCGCTTCAACGGTTGCAGGTATCCCCATTCCTGGATGGATAAAACATGGTCGAGAGCAGCGTCTTTTGTGGCAAGCGGGCAACCAATGCAACCGGTTCGGGCGTTGATTTCCTGCGCTTCATCTCCGCCATAAACCTGAGCGACAAAGGAAACTGACGGTGCAATAGATGGGGCTTCGAACATCAACCAATCCCAAATGTGACAAACGCGCCAGTGGAGCAGGGGAGCGAGCGTATCGGCTACGCTGGCCGGGGTTGTCTCCTGAAACCAACCCTGACCACACTCTGCGCCGTTCTTTCCACAAGATAGTGCAATGCGAGCGTCACGAACGGCACTTTCACCAATGCGCACGCCCGTAAGCATCAAGAACTTTTCGCCGTGTTCGTCTCTCAACTGGCGCAAGGCATCAACCATTGGCTCAACCTTCAGCTGTGGGGTACACCAGCGCAGGGTATTGTTATTTGGCGGCGGCACGCCCCTTCCAAGCATATAAACAAAATATCGGTCATCCATTTTGGGTTGCACAATCTTGGCTGCATAACCACGATGACGAATAGTTTCGAGCGTTTTCATTGCACCGATTTGCAAGGGTGGGATTTCCTGGCGTGTGTCGCTGTACAAAACCGTGAGAGATTCGGGCCGTGATATTTTGCCGTTATCAATCAGCCACAAAACAACGGTCAGCAATGCCGAAGAGTCTTTTCCTCCACTATAGGCAATCGCCCAATGCCTGTACTCACTTGCGTAAGCTGTTAGGGATTGCGCAGTGAGTTCAAGACTATCTTGCAGACTTGTGCGCTGGTTCTCAAAAAGACTTTGCTGCCTATTCATACAATCACCTCGCCACCAACGCCAGGACAATGCCCAGCCAACCCGCTATCGAAACCACGAGGGCGACCCTAGATGAAATGTTGAGCAACCTGGATGGTTTTACATTCTGCATAAGGTGCTGATTACGCATTTTAGACATCACATTTCCTCTTTCCGGCTAATTCGGCTGGATAAAATAAATGGAGCCAATGCAATCGAAGCCACAAATAAGCCAAGAATGCATAACAAACACAGATAGACTTCCATTACAGCCCCTCCACTGCCGCGGCCAAATCTTCCCAACCGTCCTGGGCGTAGCGCTTGGTAGTGCGGAAAGAAGAGTGCCGGGCCAGGTCCTGCACACGGTGTGCAGGCTGATTTTTTTCGACCAGCAACCGGCGGATGAAGGTGTGGCGCAGGCGGTGAGCGTGGAAATCATCCACACCGGCGCTGACTGCCAGCTTGTTCAATTCCCTTTCGAGCTGGCGGACCGTGATCCCAAACAGTCGATCGCCATCTGGACGGATTTCAAGCCAGGAAGAAACGGCTTTGCGGGCTTCATCTCCCAGGGGAATTTCGGCATATTTCTGGCCCTTGCCCGCCCGGATTTTGACCGTGCCCGATCGCTCTTTCACCAGCAGCGAAGAAACCGACAAATTCACTACTTCACCCGGCCGAACGCCCGCGTATAGGATCAAAGCGGCCATGGCCCGGTTGCGGATGGCCTGGGCGCGCTTGATGGGTGTCTGAGCGGCATTGACGGCCACATCCATCTGGCGGCGCAGGCGGCGAAAATCTTCTGCATTCAGCCAGTAAGGCGGGAGATCCTGCACTTCAACCGGATCGACGCCCTGCATCGGGTCACCGTCCACCAGGTGCTCATGCTGACACCAGACTGTGAAAACCTTCAGGCTGGCGCGCTTGCGGTTCCAGGTGGCCGGGCTGAGGTTTTCAACGGTCAACAAGGCTGCGCGATATTCGCGCAAATCCGGAGCGCAAAGTTCTTCAGGGGTGAAATCATGGCCATTGACCTTGGCAAAGTTGCGAGCATATTGATCGACATCACCGGTATAGGCGCTGATGGTATGTTCTGAGCGGCCCTGGTTGACCAGCCAATCTCGATATTCTTCCATCCAGTTGTTCATGATTGAGACTCCCTTTGATGCACCTTACAGTTCGGGTTGTCACCTGCAAATTCATAACAGCAGCATTTCACGCTTTCCAGCTTGGCATTCTGGCCACAGGCGTGGTGGCCGTTGGGGATGTAAAAACCGCCAACGTAACGTCCGCCTTCGCCGCCCTGCTCATGGCACCACTCACACTTAGTTTTAGGCGCCTGCTGGCGGGCAAGGGATGAAAACAGGGATGCTGCTCCGCTTGGGTAGTCCATAATTAGCCCTCCTTCTGAATGTTGCGAATTTGTTCAATCGTCAGGCGCATGTTGCTACATTCGTTTTGCGCCAGTGCGATCAATCTGATCAATTCGGCCTGGTCGCGCTTCTTCAGGGCATCCAGCAAATATTGGCTGGATTGCTCGACAGACATTGCGCAGGAATCTACCAACCCGTTGATTTTGTAAGTTGCGCGCTTGATGCGCGGTTTGGCTTCGCTTGGTTTGGCCGCGCGTTTGATGCCGCGTTGGTAGTCGCCAATGGCCATGAACAGGCCGGTGCAGGCGAACACGATCAAGCCCAGCAGCCCGGCTTTCCACGAGAACATGGAAATCAGCCCCAGGGAGACAAGCACCCCGCCAATCACATACAACGATCGGTTGCCCTTGGTATCTCCCTCCACAATGCGGTTGTACCAATAGCTGAAAACCAGTGCGCCGATCACCGCCCCGACAACCAGGGCGGGAAAAACGTGCATTTTCGAAGCAAATTCGTTCAAAAAGTCGCCCAAATTCACCATAAGGACATTCCTTTTGCTATGCTGGAACCAGATCTGATATTTCGAGAGCAACCGGCACCGGCGTCAGGTCTTCGCGCTCAAATCCATGCTGGTAGCGCTCGATGAGCCCTTTCGTGGCAAAAAATTAGAGCGAAGGGTACAACGCTCTTGGGCTATGATTTTACCAAAGGGTTGGCGGCGCGTCAATCACCGCTTTTCGCGCCCGTTCGCCGACATCCCATCCTTTTTGCAATTGAAAACCAGCCAGTTTTTGGTACACTTGTATAAAAGGCTTGCAAAGAATGGAGAAAAAAATGGACGACCGCAGAAAAATCCCTCGCAAGTATCTGATGGTCTATTCGCGCGTCTT